TTCGTTGAGCAACCGAATTGCTTCGCCTTCAAAACCTTCATAATACACCGGAAATGCCAGATCAATCTGCCTGATGATGCGCCCATCATCCATCTTTTCCGGGTATAACTCAATTGCATCAATAAACAACTGCATAAATTCCTTTTTTCAATATCTGACATTTCTGCATACAGTATATCAAACTTTTGCAGGATTTGGTACAGTTGTTTTTCACCAATTTTGTCTTCCATACGCTGCCTTAATCTTTTCCTCCACATCGGCAATCTCATTCTCAAAACCAGAGATCCTGTCATAAAGATTATCCAGACGGTCCTGCATATCCTGGAACTTCCTTGCATAATGCTTATCGCCAGCATCCAAAGCATCCAACATCACAAGCAGTTTATTCTTTGCCCCGACAACCTGCTGCAACTGCCCCTTCAGCTGATCCCGTTCCTCTTCCAGATTTGAGACATCCACCTTTTCCTGCAATCTTTCTCCAATATACTCATGAAACCTTTCATCAGCAATCATCCCCCTGATGAACCATTCCACCTCTGCATTGATCTCATTTTGATTCAATGATGGCTTAAAATCACAGAAATGTTCTTCATCAATCTTTCTCCTGTGCTGGCATCTGTAATAGAAATCATCCTTATATTCACCAGATTTCTTATTCTTCCTTCTCCTCACCGTCCCTGCCATTCCAGCACCACACACCGGACACTTCAAAAGCCCCGACAAAATATGTTCATGCTCAAGGCTATGTGTCTTATTCCACTTAACCCCCGTCCTCTTCCTTTTCTCTCTCGCCGCCTCCCACGTCTCTTCATCCACAATCGCCTCATGCAGTCCATCTGCCAGCAGGTAATCATCAGTCTTCACACGCCGGTATTCATCCCTCGTTCCCTTCACCTTCTCCATAACATTCTTCCCGTAAGCAATCTTCCCAGTATAAACCGGATTATCCAAAATCTTCATGATCAGTCCTCTGGCAAAATAGTTCAGCTCATGCCCCCTGACCTTTTTCTTCGTATAACCTCTCTGGTTCAGATAATTACAGATAGCATCTGCCCCCATATCCGTATGCCCAAACTTGTCATAAATAATCCGCACAATCTCCGCTTCTTCCTCATTCACCACCAGAGTGCTATTCTTGGAATCCAGATCATATCCGAAAGGAGCCTGTCCGCCATTCCATTTTCCCTCTCTGGCCTTCTGCTTTCTTCCTTCCATTGTCTGGACCAGAATATTCTCCCTTTCAATCTCAGCCACTGCCGACAGCACCGTGATGGTCAGCTTGCCGGAATCCTTAGAAGAATCAATCCCGTCTTCCACACAGATCAGATTCACTCCATAATCCTGGATAAACTGCAGGGAGTTTAAAACATCTGCTGCATTCCTTCCAAAACGTGACAGCTTAAACACCAGAATAAATGCCACTCCGTCACGTTCCTCGGACACATCCTGCAGCATCCTCTGAAACTCCGGTCTGCCCGTAATACTCTTTCCGGATTTACCAGCATCACAGTATTCCCTGCCCACTTCCATTTCTTGGAACTCCGCAAACTTCATCAGCCTTTCTTTCTGTGCCTCCAGACTGTAGCCGTCCACCTGCATTGTCGTAGAAACACGGATATAAATATAACATTTCTTTTTCACACTGCACTCTCCTTCCTGTACTCCACATCCTCATCCAGCATCCGGAAATGCTTCAAGGCATCCAGAATTAACACTTCCTTTTCCACCGGACAGACCGGCACATGATTCTTATTTTTAGCCGGCTTGTTATAAGCCTTTCCCACATCCAGACCATACTTCCGTTTTACCTGCGCAATATATAAGGAAGAAACATTCATTCCATACTTTCCTTTCACATATGCCCTGATCTCCGCATAGGTTGCTTTTGCCTCAGAAGCAGTCACCCGATGCTCTGTACAGTCTACTTCAAATGTCACCACTTCATCCGGTTCATCATTCTCTGCCCTTTTTCCTTCCTCCTCATAATAAACCGGAAAACGAAACACAATCCTTTTCAAAATCCTGCCGTCTTCCCTTTCTTCCTGGAAGACATCAATTCTTTCAATGAACTGCCTGCACAGCTCCCTGCGTTCCTTGCAGTTCATTCTCTCAAACAGCAGGTCAAAGTCATCAAGAATCTTCTGTATATTATCAGAAGAACGAACGCCTTTCTTCAAAGCCTCCATCCGCTTTTTCAGCTTCCGGATCCTTTCCTCCAGAATCTCGATTCTGTCATAAACCTCATCAATCTTTGACTGAACAGCCTCGTATTCATCATCATAATCTTCTGCAAGAACATCCAGATTATCCAGTTCCGCCCCCAGCTTATATTTCAGATGCTCCTGACTGTGCAGTTCTTTTCTGGTTCTTTTCAGATCCGCTTCACAAGCATCCAATGAACTCCTGTCACCAACCGTATTCATAACCGTCTGACGGAACTCCCGCGTCTCTGTCACCTTTCCAACAATTTCCATCACAGCTCCGTCCAGTTTTTTCTGATTGTACGTCCAGCTACAATTACAGACACGCCCTGCACTCTTACGATAATTCCGGCATCCATAAGAATAAACAATCTTATAATAGCCCCATGATTATTGTTCTTTCGTTTATTCTTTTTTGTAATCATTCCAGTTCCGCACACTGGACACTTCACCAAACCAGACAGAATACTGATTCTCTCCGGATCATCCACCTTTTTCTGCGGCCTTCTCAGCCTCTTCCGCTTCTCCTGCACCCGCATCCAGACATCTTCCGAAATAATTGCCTCATGCTTTCCCCTGACGGAAATGATCTCTTTGGGATTTTTCTTAATCTCCTCAGAATTTGTCCGCCTGTTATATACGATCATCCCATAATAAATAGGATTTCCCAGCACCGAAGAAACAAAATCCGAAGTGATAACCTTATCCTCTCCCTTCACCACACGCTTATAACCATTCTCATTCATCCAGCCCACAACCGTATTCAGCATCATATCCGGTTCCAGATACTTCTGATAAATCATCCTCACCAGATCCGCCGCCTCAGGAACCACCACCAGTTCCTTATTCACACTCACATATCCATACGGCACGCCGCCGCCCGGCCATCCCCCATTCATCAGCTTCTGCATCCTCGCCGTCGTGAACTGGACTGTAATATTCTCATGCTCCATTTCTGCCACAGCCGACAGGATAGCAAGTGTCAGACGTCCGCCCTGCGTGGAACTGTCAATGGCATCCTCAACACAGACCAGATCCACATCAAAATCCATCAACAGCTGCACAGACTTCAAAATATCTGCCGCATTTCTTCCAAAGCGGGATAACTTAAACACCAGCACACAGGAGATCTCATCTTTCTCACAGGAAATGTCATCCATCATTTCCATAAAAGCCGGTCTGCCCTTGATGCTCATTCCAGATCTGCCTGCATCACAGTATTCCCTGACCACTTCCATTTCTTTATAGTCCGCATACTTCCGAAGCCGCTCTGTCTGTGCTTCCAGACTGTATCCCTCTGTCTGAGCCGCTGTAGAAACACGGGTATATATGTAACATTTCTTTCTCAAATCTTCACCTCATTTCGGTTGCCCACCGTCATACGGTTGCCGTACATAAAATATATCGGAATCACCAGTCTGTGCCAACTCGCAGAACGACCAAAAAAACTGCCCCAAAATCCACCTTCTCCTATGCGGTTTCCATAGCGCAAAAAGACCGGCAGCCCCAAAAGACCACCGGCACACTCGATCACTTCCCCTGCAGCTGTGCATTTCTCTCCTCAATCTCCCCCAGAACCACATCCCCGTACTTCTGGATCATTCTTGCCAGAAACTCTGCACACTTTTCCATGTTTAGCCTGGCCTGTTTCTCCGTCAGTCTGCCGGTATCGATCAGTTCAATTTTTCCCATAGCCAAAAACCACCTCCTACTGTTCCAAGGAGTCCTGGTCCCTGATTTTTTGACTTTCCGGACAAAAAAATAAACCCGCTGCCATCCACAGATTTCTCCGCAAACAGCAACAGGTTTCCCCTGATGCATTTATTTACTTTATCATCCGTTCAATACCATCGGTCATACGGATTCCCACGCACCCTCTTTGTCTCTGGTGCCTTCTCAATACTCTTTTCAGCTTCTTCCCTCGTTGCAAACAGCCTGTGAGCCTTCACCTGTATTCCGCCGCCCGTATCTGTAAAACGTACCAGGAACATCCCGCCGGAACACCTGCGGATCTCCACTTCTCTCACATACCTGTTTGATTCCACAATATATGCAGTATCCCCGACTTTCATAAAATCACACTCCTGCACTCAAAACATCCTTCATCCTCACCAGAACAGGAAGCACCAGCCCGTCAGCAAATCTCCGTTCAAAAGAACCATTGGAAAAATGATCTTCTCTCAGCAGCATTGTCAGCAACGCCGTACAAAGTTCATAATCCGCTCCCGGAACACGTTTCAGTTCCTCATTACAGTCAATCGGCTCCGTAATCATGTAATCCCCATAATTTGTTTTCAAATCTCCTATTGTCTTTAACAGATCTGCATACAGATTCTCTTGTGGATTCTTTAATTCCAATATTTCCTGAATTTTTCGTAGTTTCTCTGACTTTGTCAATGCTATACACCACCTTGATAAACGCTCGAATATATGTTCTTTATATTTTAACATATACCCAATAATTATT